TTACTAATTGTTTTATCGTTGCAGGCAACATTCGACACTGGAACGATCATTATACTCCACCTCATTATGAACATTTTTGTGACAGATCCTGACCCAATTGTGTCAGCAGAAGTCTTACCCGATAAGCATATTGTAAAGATGCCACTTGAGACTTGCCAAATGTTGGCAGTGGTCTATTCCAAGTGGTATTTTGCTTGGGGTGATGATTTATTACCCAAGAAAGACGGAACACCTTACAATACTCAGAAGGGTGCTTTCCGTGGACATCCTTGCACCATATGGGCAGCACAGAGTATTGCCAATACTGCGTGGTTGATTCAACACGGATTTGCACTACTCAAAGAGTACGAGAATAGATACAACAAGATTCATTCTTGTCAAACTGCTATGAATGCAGCAGAAGAAGTATTTGAACAGAGAACAGGAAAGACATTACTATGTCACAAAGAAGCAACACTGTTTGCTTTTGCAGGCCCTGATCAGTTCAAGTACGATACAAGTATTGATATCTTTACTGCCTACAAGCGTTACATCGCATCAAAGCCTTGGGTTGCAAATAATTATATTCGCAATCCGTCCAGAAAACCCAATTGGTTATAACCTATGATTTTTTCAGCATGTCCACCAGTATATACTTTACCTGGTACTTGGAGCGATCCAGAGAAGATTGCTAAGTGTAATGACACACTAATCCCACATTTTACATTTGATCCAAATTATACCTTTGGTATTTCAATAGCAGTGATTACGATACTGTTAGCAGGTTATGGAATATACAAAGGATTCTTTGCAAACCAAAATTTAACTGACCCTTGGGATGATCACGATGACTAATCTCATTGAAAAAAATGATTCTAGATATTTTTCACAAACAAGTGATGCACCTTATGATCGTCATCACTATAAGATAGTTTGTCAGAATAAATCTTTTGTGGTAGAATCTTGGGATGAAGTTCAAGAGTGGTGGTGGAACAACTGTCGTTCACCTTGGTTTGAAGGAACAGTTATCCATGTTATTGATAAACCAAAGAAAAAATCTAAAGGTTTTGCTTAATTATGAAACACATTTTATTTGATTTAAAAGATTGCCCTTTTAAACTTTTGGATGATGCAAGATTTGTTCGTAATAGTTTATTTCACGCATCTTTATTATCTGAATCAGAAATTATTAAAATTGATTTTCATAAGTTTCATCCTCAAGGTGTAACTGCATTTGCTATGCTTGCTGATAGTCACATTAGTATTCATACTTGGCCAGAAAAAGGTGTTGCAAAATGTGATATTTTTACTTGTAGTGATAAAGCAAAACCAGAAAAAGCAGTAGAATACTTAGGTGAAGCACTTGAAGCTGAACAAATTGACTCCGATACTTTTGATAGATTATTATGAAGGAATTTGATTATGACCTCGATTACAAGAACATTGATTTTACAGTTGAAGAAAACCGCAAACTTTATCGCATTGGAAGGGGAGAACAAGGAGTGTTACTGGTTCGCCCTTATACTAACGATATATGCTCTCATTGGAGATTTGTAAATGAAGATATTGCTCGCAAATCTGCTAATAAAATCTACTCCATGTTTTGTGACTATAAGGAGCAACAAGACTTCATTGGAATGGATATGGCAAGGAAGTTTCTTGAGATGGGATTTACTCGCTCCCGTAGGTATGCAAATCATCCTAGTGGAAAGAAGTACGCTAGAGATGGTTCCGTATCACCGCAGTCGCCAACCGCACTACACTGTGAAAAGTCCCGTTCTGCAACTGTTTTCAAAAAAATGAGAGACAAAGTAGCATACGATGAAAAGTATGTTATAATGAGAAAAAAATGGAGAGGTGCTGAATGATGAGTCCTTTTAATATTGTGAGAAACACAAGAGAAACTTATGATAGGTTTCATCAAAGAAATATTACCGAGGTTGAAGTTCAGTTTCAAGATGAAACACCAACTTGGATACCTTTGGAAACATTAATAGCAATTAAATCTTACTTAGGAATATCGGATGAGTGATTTTATATGGGTTGAAAAATATAGACCCGACAAAATTGATGATTGTATTTTACCAACAAGTATTAAAAAAACTTTTCAAGGTTTTGTTGATGCTGGTGAGATACCAAATATGTTATTATCAGGCCCACCAGGCATTGGTAAAACTACAGTTGCAAAAGCATTATGCAAAGAACTAGGAGTTGACTATTATGTCATTAATGGATCAGATGAAGGACGTTTCCTTGACACTGTTCGCACGAATGCGAAGAACTTTGCGTCTACGGTATCTCTTACGAGTGACTCGAAACATAAAGTCATCATCATTGACGAAGCAGACAATACCACTTCCGATGTACAACTCCTTCTCAGAGCGTCTATTGAGGAGTTCTCGAAAAACTGTAGATTTATCTTTACTTGCAACTACAAGAATAAGATTATTGAACCCCTTCATTCAAGGTGTACAGTCATTGAGTTTTCTATTGGAAAGAGAGATAGACCGTCTATAGCATCTGCATTTTTCAAAAGATTAAATTACATCTTAGATGTTGAAAAAATTGAAGCAGATAAAAAAGTTCTAATCGAACTTGTAAGTAAATATTTTCCAGATTGGAGAAGAGTTCTTAATGAATGCCAAAGATACTCTGCTAGTGGAAAAATAGATTCTGGCATTCTCTCTTGTTTTACAGACATTAAAGTAAATGACGTTATTCAAAACCTTAAAGAAAAAAACTTTTCTGAAGTACGTAAGTGGGTCAACGATAATTTGGACAATGATTCTACTGTACTTCTTAGGCATGTGTACGATGCTATTTCTGAAACCCTTGATGGCCCTAGCATTGCTGCTGCTGTGCTTATTGTTGCTAAGTATAATTATCAGTCTGCCTTCGTAGCAGATCAGGAAATTAATTTACTTGCTGCTCTTACAGAGATAATGGTGGAGTGTAATTTTAAATGAAAGTAATTGATAAAATATCACCAACAACTGCTGAGTGGGCTGCGGATGAATTTATCAATTATTTTGGACACTTTACATCTATTGAAGATTATCTTCGTTTTGTAAAGAAAGAAGTAATATCACAAACAAGTTCTTTATTTCCTCTTCACGATGAATTTTTTAATGAAGATATTCATCCAGAAGATATGGAGTTTGATATTCGTTTTGTTGGAGATAGATTTAAGAATTCTATTCAACAAGATCATTATGTAAATTTATTAGCAGCAGTATCTTCACATAATAATGAATCTAATATTCCTGGTAGAGAACTTCGTTGGATGATCTATGAGAAAAATACTGATAAACTTTTAGGATTTATTCGTTTCGGATCACCTACAATTAATTCAAAACCAAGAAATTTATGGTTAGGACAACCAGCTAATCTCTCTTTAATGAATCGACATACTGCGATGGGATTTGTAATTGTTCCATCTCAACCATTTGGATACAATTGTCTTGGTGGTAAACTTCTTGCATTATTATGTTGCTCACATTTTGCAAGAGAAACAGTATCAAAAATTTTTGATAAAGATATTGCTTTATTTGAAACTACTTCATTGTATGGTTCTACAACTTCTGCATCTCAGTATGATGGACTAAAACCTTTTATCAGATTTAAAGGTTTAACTGAAAGTAAATTTCCTCCTTTGTTACATAAAGAATCATTTCATAAATTGCATAATAAATTTAAAGAATGGAATCACGGAGAACCATTAACTGAAAACAGAGCATCATCAAAAAAATTAAAAAGGCAAACAAAAATGATCTCTATCATTAGAAATAGTTTAGAAGATAAAATAAAACTTCAAGAATTTAATTCTGTGATTGATATGGCATTTGGACTCACACAAAAGAAAAGATTTTATATGTCTGATTATGGTTATTCGAATGTAAGAGAAGTCATTCGTGGTGAACAAGATAAATTAATTAGAGGTCAGAACTGGGATAAGTTTGATCTTGATAATATCATATCTTGGTGGAAAAGAAAGGCAGGTAAAAGATATGATAAGTTAAAGAAAGAGGGACGTTTTAGAATTGAGGTAGAACTCTGGACAGAAGACCAAGACATTCAAATTATACGATGAGTTACGAATTGAAAGACTGGTTGAACTCAATCAACCTTAACAAAAAGAATCTATTTAAAGATGATCCCACAGCAAAATATCCTGCTTATATTATCAATCGCTGTATGTCTGGACACCTTGATACAGTTCTTTTTGCAAACGAAATGAACTTAAATGCACACTTAGATAATGACCTTCAGTATTCCTT